GGATTTGCAAAAGGTGGTGCTGTATCAAAAGGTCAACCAATCGTAGTTGGAGAACAAGGTGCTGAATTATTTATACCAAACTCATCAGGCCAAATTACACAATCTGCTAGAGGCACAGGGGGTGGTGCTACTACAGTTAATTTTAATATCAACACAGTAGATGCTTCTGGCTTTGAAGAATTACTTGTAAGATCAAGAGGAACTATTACACAATTAATTAATAATGCAGTTAATGAAAGAGGGAGTAAAAACTTAATCTAATGTCAGGTGCTTTCCCAATATCTTCTGCAAAGTTTGAATCTTTAGGAATAAAGTCAATTCAAAATACTATTATCTCAAAAACTGTATCTGGTAAGAAACTTGCTAGACAAATAGATAATCAAAGATGGGCTTTTACTGTTCGTATTGTTACAGCAACTAGATCAGATGTTTATGGAGAGTTAATGGCCTTTATAGTTAAACAAAGATCAGGCAAAGAAAACTTTACAATTATCCCACCAGAAGTAGAAGATGCTAGAGGTAATGAAACAAATACAGTAAGAGTTAATGGTGTTCACGCAGTAGGAGATACAACGATTGCTATGGACGGACACCACAATGATAATCCACACGCATTTAAGTCAGGAGATTTTATTAAGTTTGCTAGTCACGATAAAGTATATATGATTGTAGCAGATGTTCAGGCTTCTAGTAATGCTTCAACAGTAACTATTGAGCCACCTTTACTTACAGCATTAGCAGATGATTCTATAGTAACTTATGATAATGTTCCATTTACAGTACATTTAACAAACGATATTCAAGAGTTTGGTGTAGTTGGAACTGCTAAAGATGGTGCTTTGTTGTATCAATTTGAATTTGATGTAGAAGAATCTCTATAGTGAAAAAATATAAAATTACACACAAGATAACTGCCGATTTTATTGCCGAAGTTATTGTTAATGAAGATCAAATAGATGCTAGTATTAACGATCTTAAAGAATACAAGAAACCTAATAGCAAATTTGAATATACTATGTTAAAAGGTACAGAAAGTGTAACTCAAACAACTTACGAACAATATGACGAGAAGCCTAACAACAGCAGTAAAGAACGAAATAGCGACTAATGATATTAGACCTATTCATCTTATAACTATTGGCTTTTCTACTCCTGTTAATTTTACTGATTGTTCTTTTCCTTTAACATCATCAGTATCAGGCTCATCAGTTACATATTCAGCATCAGATCATTTATTAGGTATATCTGACTTTTCAGAACAAACAGATGTAAGTAAATCTAGTATTACACTAACTTTATCAGGTGCAGATCAAACCTTTATTTCAACTGTTTTAAACGAAAATGTTATTAACGATACTGTAACAATATTTAGAGGATTATTAGATGATGATAATACTATATTTGCTGACCCTTTTTTACTTTACAAAGGAAGCATAGAAAACTTTGAAATACAAGAGCAACCAAAATCAAGCACACTATCATTATCTATTGTATCTCATTGGGCAGACTTTAATAAAAAGAATGGTCGTAAAACAAACAATACATCACAACAAAGATTTTTTAGTACAGATGCTGGTATGGATTTTAGTTCTCAAACAGTACAAGACATTAAATGGGGTAGAGAGTAATGCAAGATATTATTTCACTATATAGAAATTATCCTAAATATGATAATCTACACGATCTTGATTTACAACATCACATCAAACCAAGTATATTTTTAAACCAATATAAAAAACATTATCATAATGATAAATTAGTTGGCTTTACAAATTGGGCTTATTTATCTGATTATGCTTTCAATCATTTTAAACAAACAGCTAAAATAAATTATAAAGAATGGAACTCAGGAACTAATTTAGTATTTGTAGAATTTATTGCTATTAAGAATGTTAGAAAAATTTTTAAATGGTGTGTTAATATGGCTAACAAATTTAAAGGTATTAAAGATAATTTTACTTGGTTAAGAGTAGAAGATAATCAAATTAAAAGAATGGTAGTTAAGGATATATAATGGGTGGATTTGTAGATGCTGTTGTAGATACAGGAAAAAAAGCAGTTGGCAGTATTGTTGGTTTTATAGCTGGTGGAAACCCTTTAGTATCTTTAGGTATATCTTTATTTTTAAGTTGGGCTTTAAGACCTAAAGCACCTGATATTCCTGATTTTGCAACAAATGAATTTGATGATTTTGAAAAAGGTATTTTAATTAATAAACAATCTAATGACGCTAATATTCCTGTTATTTATGGAGAAAGACTTACAGGGGGAGTTAGAATTTTTATGGAAACTTCAGGAACAGATAATACTTACTTGTATATGGCTATCGTTATGGCAGAGGGAGAAATAAATGATATAGAAGAAATAAGAGTAGATGATAAAGCTGTTACTTGGGCAAGTGCATTATCAGATGGAACAGCAGTTGAAGTAGGTAGTGGAGATAGTAATTTTTTTAAATCAGACCCAACTGTCGAGGGTTCAAGTGCAGAAAGTTTAATTAGAGTAGAGCCTCATTATGGAACTGACGGACAATCAGCATCTAGTTTATTATCAACATTATCATCTTGGGGAAGTAATCATAAATTATCTGGCTTATGTTATTTAGCATTAAGGTTTAAATGGAACTCTGATGCTTTTACAGGAATACCAAAAGTACAAGCAAAGATACAAGGTAAGAAAGTTAAAACATATAATTCAAGTCTAGTTGAACAATCTGCAAGTTATCAAACTAATCCAGCATGGTGCTTGTTAGACTATTTAACTAATGCTAGATATGGAAAAGGATTAGCAGTAAGTGAAATAGATTTACAATCTTTTTATGATGCTTCACAAGTTTGTGTAACACAAGTAACACCATATTCAGGTGGTAGTGATATAAATATTTTCGATTGTAATACTGCATTAGATACTTCAAAACCTATTATAGATAATGTTAGAGAGTTCTTAAAAGGTTGTAGAGGTTACTTACCTTATAATGCTGGTAAATATAATTTAATTATTGAAACAACAGGAAGTGCATCAATCACTTTAACAGAAGATAATATTATAGGTGGTTATTCATTATCAACACCTACAAAGAATGACAGATACAATAGAGTTATAGTTGGATTTGTGAATCCAGATCGTAACTATCAAGTTGATGAAGTACAGTTTCCACCTATTGATGATTCAGGATTACCAAGTGCAGATCAACACGCAACTATGAAAACTGCTGATGGTGGATTTTTATTAGAGGGTAGATTTAATTTCACAACATTAACATCAAAATATCAAGCAGAAGAAATGGCAGAGGTAATACTTAGAAGAAGTAGAGAAGCATTATCTTTAGGTATTAATGTTGATTTTAATGGTTATGATTTAGCGATTGGAGATATAGTTAATATTACTCATAGTTCTATTGGCTTTTCTGCTAAACCTTTTAGAGTTCTTGGAATTACTTTTAATAGAGATTTAACAGTAGGATTATCACTTGTTGAGTATCAGGCCACGCATTATACTTGGGCTACAAAAACACAAGCAACAACAGTACCAACAACAAATTTACCTAATCCATTTACTATCCAACCACCAGCAAGTGTTACTTTAGATGATACATTAATTGAATATAATGATGGAACAGTTATTGTTGCTTTAGATGTAACTATAGGTGCAAGTACAGATAAATTTATAGATTATTACCAAGTAGAATATAAAAAAAATTCAGATTCTAATTTTATTATATATTCACAAGGTTCAGGATTAACACATAGAGTTCTAAATGTAATTGACCAAGAAACTTATGATGTAAGGGTTAAAGCTGTAAATCATTTAGGTGTATCTTCAACTTATGTATCAGCACAAAGAACCATAATTGGTGCAGTTGAACCACCAGCAGATGTAGAAGATTTTTCTGCAAACATTGTTGGACAACAAGCACATTTAGGTTGGACACAAATACCAGATTTAGATTTAGCTTTTTACCAATTAAGATTTAGTGAAGAAACTGATGGAACTGCTGATTGGCAAAACTCAGTAGCATTGGTAGAAAAAGTATCAAGACCAGCAACTTCAATATCAGTACCAGCTAGACGAGGTACTTATTTAATTAAGGCTGTAGATAAATTAGGTAACTTTAGTTCTAATGCAACAGCTATTATTTCTAATGTAATTGGAGTAACTAATTTTAATAATATAACAACTGTATCAGAACACCCTGATTTTGATGGAACTATAACTAATGTTGTAGTGAACGATAGTACAATACAGTTAGATTCTTCTGAATTATTTGATAGTGCGTCAGGGAACTTTGATTCTGAAACAACTAGATTTTTTGATTCTGGTGTTTCTAATTCTGACTTTTTTTCAAGTGGTAATTATTTATTTGCAAATGTTATAGATATAGGTGCTAAACATACTTGTAGAATAACTGCAACATTATCACAAACTTCAGATAATCCAGATGACTTATTTGATAATAGATCAGGTTTATTTGACACAACTTCTTCAAACTTTGATGGAGATACTCCAGCTAATGCAAATGCTCATTTAGAAATAGCAACAAGTGATGACAATGTAACTTTTACTGCTTTTAGAAATTTTACTATAGGAAATTATACTGCTCGTTATTTTAAATTTAGAGTTGTTTTAATTTCAAGAGATAATTCCTCAACTCCTGTAGTATCACAAGTAAAAGTAACAGTTGATATGGAAGATAGAATATTTAGTGGAAATGATATAGTATCTGGTGCTGGAACTAAAACTGTAACATTTACAAACCCATATAAAACTGTTAATTATGCACTTGGAATTACAGGAGAAAATATGGCTACAGGCGATTTTTTCACAGTATCAAATAAAACAATAAATGGCTTTGATATTTTATTTAAAAATTCAAGTGGAACAAATGTATCAAGAACATTTGATTTTATTGCAAAAGGGTTTTAAAAGGAGTATAAACACATCATGGCACAACACGATTACGACATAGCGAACCAATCATTTCCATCATTTAGAACTGATTTAAATAATGTTCTAGGTGCTATTAATTCATCTAATTCAGGAACTTCAAGACCAAGTTCTGCTGTCGCTGGTACTATTTGGTTAGACACAACATCAGCAACTACTCCTACTCTTAAATATTATGATGGTGCTGGAGATATATCACTTGCAACTTTAGACCATTCAGCAAATACAGTTAATTGGTTAGATAGTTCAGTTGTAGCAGATTTAGTAAATGACACCTCTCCACAATTAGGTGGTCAATTAGATGTTAATGGTAATGCTATTGGAGATGGTACTTTAGAACTATTAAAGTTTTCAGAAACAGGTAGTGCAGTTAATGAATTTACAATTGCAAATGCTTCAACAGGAAATAATCCTGTCTTATCTGCAACAGGTGGCGATACCAATGTTGGGATAGAATTTACTACAAAAGGTACAGGAACAATTAAATTTAACGATCTAGCTTACATTCCTCAACAAGCATTAACATCATCATCAAATGCTGTTGCTTGGGATACTCAAGCTAAACCAAACGCATATCATCTAACAACAGAAAATACTACTTTCTCTGCACCTACTAATTCTGTAGAGGGTGCTTTTATTTGTGTTGAAATAAATTATAATGGTTCACACACAATAGCTTTTAATACTGTATTTGAATTTGCTGGAAGCACAGCACCAACATTTACTTCAACAGATGGTAAAACGGACATTTTAGTTTTCAAGTATAATGGTGCTATTTGGCAAGAAGTTGGTAGAACATTAAACCTAAGTGAAAGTTAAAATATGTACGCAATAGTAGAAGATAACAATATTACACAATATATTAATTATCCTAAATCAGTAGTGATTGGAGATGTAAGATACCCAGCTAAAATATTTCAACTGTGGTCGCAATCAGAATTAAATGCAATAGGTATTTATGAAGTTATAACTGATTCATCTAATTACAAAGACCCAGCATATTACATTAACACTAACGAACAATATAACTTTGCAGATGGTCAAGTTACTAAATCTTGGGGAACTGCAACTGCTAAAAGATTAAATGATGAAAACGCAGTAGATGAAGATGGTAATAATTTATTAGATGATGATGGTAACCAAGTAATTAACTATGGTTTAAAAACTGAAAAGAAAAGAATTGTAAAACAACAAGCATCAGGATTATTAGCACCTACTGATTGGTATGTAGTTAAATCAACTGAAGTAGCTGATTATGATATTCCAGCAAATGTATTATCTTTTAGAGCAGATGTTAGAAGTAAGTCTAATGAAATGGAAACTCAAATAGATAACTGCACAACAGTTGATGAACTAAAAGCATTATACGAATACACAAGACAAGAAGATGGAACTCAAACAAGACCACTAGCAGAATTTCCAGAGGAGATTTAATGCCACTAATACTTGGAACTAACTCCATAAAAAGTACAGATTTAGTAACTAACTCATTAAGGTTTAATGATGGGAGTAGTGATTATTTAAATAGAACTACAGGAACAGCAACATCAACTACAAAATTTACTTTTTCTACTTGGGTAAAAAGATCAAAAATTTCAGGTAGTGTAATTTTGTTTAGTTTTTCTGACCCTAGTGATGGTAATAATGAACTTTATTTTAGATTTATGGATAATGATACATTACAAGTTTTTTCACAAAAAAGTGGTACTAAAATAATTGAAAGAAAAACTAATAGAGTTTTTAGAGATGTCTCTGCTTGGTATCATTTAGTTTTACAAATTGACACAACGCATGGAAATGTAAGTGATCGAATAAGAATTTATGTAAATGGAGTTCAAGAAACATCTTTTTCAACAGAAACTAATCCTAACCAAAATGAAACAATAACCTATATAAATAATGCTACTTTTGAAATAGGAAGAAAATCAACTAGTTCTAATCTTCACATGGATGGATATTTAGCAGAAACAGTTTTTTTAGATGGTTTAGATCATAACGCAACTTTTTTTGGAGAATTTGATTCTGACACAAACATTTGGAAACCAATAGATGTATCTGGTTTTAATTTCGGCAACAATGGATTCTATTTAGACTTTGAAAACTCTGGTAGTCTAGGTAATGACAAATCTGGAAATGGAAATAACTTTACTGTAAATAATTTAACTAGCATAGATCAATCTACTGATACTTGTACTAATAATTTTGCAACATTAAATCCTTTACATTTTGGAACAACTATACCATCAAGTTATTCATCATTGTCAGAGGGAAATACAAAATTTGTAAGTACACAAGGTGGTTCTCCATATCCATATTATTTTTCTACTATGGCAGTATCACAAGGTAAATGGTATGCAGAATTTAAAAGAGTTAATAGTACAGCTATGATAGGAATAGCTACAGGAGTAGCTGATTCATTTTTAGGTAACAATGCAAATGACTACGCTATGTATGAAAATGGTCAAGTTTTTACAAGTGGCTCAGGTTCAAGTTATGGGGATGCTATGGATGATAATGATATTATTGGAGTAGCTATGGATTTAGATAATAATAAATTATATTTTTCAAATCAAGGTGTTTTTCAAAATTCAGGAAATCCAACATCAGGTTCAACAGGAACAGGTGCGGTTTCAATAACTGCACCAGCTTCAAATGGAACAGGAGTTTATCATTTTGCTGTAGGAGATTCTGGTGGTGGTACACCAACAATAAATTGTAATTTTGGAAGTCCAATGGAATCTATTTCATCAGGCAACACAGATGGTAATGGCTATGGAAACTTTGAGTATGAAGTACCTAGTGGATATTATGCACTCAACACAAAAAACTTAGCGGAGTATGGATAATGGCTTACACAACAATAGATAAACCAACAGATTATTTTGAAACAATACTTTATAGTGGAAATGGTAGCACATTAAATGTAGGTGGTTTAGATTTTACACAAGATTTTACATGGATTAAAAATAGAGTAGATAGCACATCACATTTTTTATATGACACAGTTAGAGGTGCCGGAAATGATAAAGATTTAAGATCAAATTCTAATGGTGCTGAGGGTAGTGGAGATGGTGCAACGCATGGATTTATGTCTGCTTTTAGATCAGATGGATTTACAGTAAATCAAGGTTCAAGCACAGCAAGTATTACTAATGCTAGTGGAAATTCATACACATCATGGAATTGGAGAGCAAATGGATCAGGTTCAGCTAATACTGATGGTTCTATAAGTTCTACTGTTAGTGCTAACACAACAGCAGGATTTAGTATTGTTAAATATACAGGTACAGGAAGTACTGCTACTATAGGTCATGGTTTAGGTGTTTCACTATCAATGATTATTTTAAAATCTTTAGATAGAGCAGATAATTGGTGGATTTATCATAAAGGTTTAAGTAATCCATCTAATAAAGCTATTTTATTAAATTTAACAAATGCAGAATTTACACCTGGTACTTCTGCTTTTAACACAAGTACATTTTCATCTTCTGTTTTTGGAATTTTAACTGATAGTGCTAGTAATGCTAGTGGAGAAGATTACATAGCCTACTGCTTCGCAGAGAAAAAAGGCTACTCAAAATTTGGAAGCTACACAGGAAATGCAAATAATGATGGAACATTTGTTTATCTGGGATTTAAACCCTCTATAGTAATTTGTAAAAAAAGTTCTTCCACAGGTGATTGGGAACTGTACGATAATAAAAGAAATGGATATAATGGTGGAAATGTTAGAGTTCATCCAAGTGCAAATGACGCTGAGACTGGCACAGGAAGATTATCTTTATTATCAAATGGTTTTAAAATAACAACTAGTTCAGGTAATTTAAATGGTTCTGGTAATTCATTTATTTACATGGCGTTTGCCGAGTCTCCATTTGTTACATCTACAGGAATCCCAACAACAGCAAGATAGGAGTTAATCATGCAATTATCAAAACATTTTACATTAGAAGAATTTGAAAAATCACAAACTGCGACTAGAAAAGGCATAACTAATAAAGCTGGAAGTGGAGAGATTAAAAACTTAGGCGATCTTTGTTATGAAGTGTTAGAGCCTGTAAGAGTTAAATTTGATAAGCCTGTAACAATTACATCTGGTTATCGTTCAGAAGAACTATGCGAAGCAATAGGCAGTAAAAAAACATCACAACACACTACAGGAAACGCAACAGATTTTGAAATAGCTGGTGTATCTAATTTAGAAGTAGCTTTGTGGATTGAAAACCATTGTGACTTTGACCAACTGATCTTAGAGTATTACACAGGCGAAGCTAATAGTGGGTGGATTCATGTTTCATATAAAGATGGCTCAAATAGAAAACAAGTTTTGACATATGATGGGTCGTCTTATACTAATGGATTACCTGAAGCAAAATGGTCAGGTGGAAAACTAACTAACTAATAGGAGTTTATCATGCCAATGGGAAAAGGAACTTATGGGTCTAAAAGAGGCAGACCACCAATGAAGAAAAAGAAAAAAGCTAAAAAGAAGAAGAAGTAATGAAAAAAAGGAAAGTAGCAAAAGATAAAAAGACTAAAATACCTAAGAAGTACCTATCTGGTCTTAAAGGTAAAAAGCGATCATCAAGATCAAAGCTATTAAAGAAAATGTCAGGTCTATATAAATCTGGTGCTACTATTCCTTTATCAATGTTTAAAGCAAGAGTTAAGTAATGGCTGTAAGAAGAAAACCATTATCTGCTCAAGTTATTTCTACACTTAGAGCAAAAGCAAAGAACAGAAAAAATATTACACTTGGACAATTAAAAAAAGTTTATCGTAGAGGACAAGGTGCTTGGCTATCATCTGGTTCAAGACCAAAAATACCAATGTCAGGTTGGGCTATGGCCAGAGTAAATTCTTATTTGAGAGGAAGCAGAAAACATGATACAGACCTAAGAAGAAAGAAAAAAAAATGAGTGATAAAACTGCATTACAAAAAATAGAATCTCACGAAAAACTTTGTCGTATTATGCAAAAAGCAACACACGATAAAATTCACGATCTACAATCACAAATAAATAGAATTGAAAAGATAATGCTTATTTCTGTTGGTGCATTAATAAGTTCTATGGCATATGTAATTATGCTTTTGATAGATAGGGTCTAAACCTTTACAAACACCTAAAAATAGGTACAAGTATTAATTGCATGAGTCATAAACGAATTTTAGTTATATCTGATATGCACATTCCATATCATCATAAAGATGCAATCAAATTTTTAAAAGAAATCAAAAAAGAATTTAAACCTGACACAGTTGTTAATATAGGAGATAGCTTAGACTTTCACGCAATCTCTATGCACGATAGCAACCCAGATTTATATTCTGCTGGACACGAACTAAAACAAGCTAGAAAATATATAAAAGAATTAGAGGGTGTATTTCCTGAAGTTACAGAAGTAGATAGTAACCACTCTAGCTTAGTTTATAGACGAGCATTAAAGTATGGAATGAGTAAAGAGTTTTTAAGAGATTATGGAGATTTCTTAGGTACTAAAAAATGGAAGTGGATAGATGATTTAACACTTACTATGTCTAATAATCAGAGATGTTTCTTTACACATGGTAGAAGTGCAGATGTATTAAAAACAAGTCAAGCTATGGGAATGAGTTGCGTACAAGGTCATTATCATACAAAGTTTGTTATTAGTTGGTGGGCTAACCCAGATAATCTATTTTTTGGAATGAATGTAGGTTGTTTAATAAATCAAAAGAGCATGGCTTTTGCTTATGCTAAAAATTTTAAGACTAGGTTTATCATAGGTTGTGCAGTTATTCTAAATGGTATTCCAAGACTACTCCCAATGGTTTTGAATGAAAAAGGGGATTGGATTGGCAAAATCGTCTAAGTTAAAGCCACACAGAGCCACAGAGAGGGCTACTGATAAGCAAATAGGTGGCAACCATTATAAACTACCTATAAGCCCTTTAAAATTTATCTTAGCCAATAATTTAAACTTTGTTGATGGAAATATAGTAAAATATGCAGTTAGGAACAAACAAGGCGAAAGTTTAGAGCAAAAGTACAATAAGATAATTCATTATGCAGAACTTGGTAAAGAATTATTGAAAAATAAAAAATAAGTAATATTAGGAGTTAATGAACTTCA